ACTTTATACCGGTACAAATACATAGACGGAGAAGTAAAAGAAAGCAAAGTGCTTTACGATCCGTGGCAAATTTTTGGTTAAAAGAAAGAAGAGGAAAAAAGGAAGGTAAAAAAACATGAAACAAGTACATATCGGGTATCACAGTTATACAAATTCAAAAATCGTAGAAGAAGTTGCAAACGTGTTATTTAAGGATGATTTTAACGTTGAATTGTTTGGAGTTGATTTATGGGCAGATGAGTTGCCTAACAATTATCAGATTGTCGATTACGGTTCAAGAGAAACATTGCTAGTATGCGAAGATGGCGAAATCATTGATGATGCAGATGAAATTGCAGAATGGGAAGAAAAGCATTGCTGTTAGCTTAGAATAAAAGGAGAAAGAAAATGGCTAAATTAACACAAAAACAGAAAGATGAGTACATAGCAGAGTTAGAAGAAAAGATTGAAGAGGCTGATAAGATCGCGAACGATCAATTGAATGTCTATAAATTTAATTCTCATTCAAAGAAGCATAAGAAAATCACGCAGCGAACTGCCCAAGCATGGTTGCTAGTTGCGTTGGTTATCACACTTCTATTGTCAATTATGAATATGGGCATTTTAAGTATGTACATGGATATGATCGAAGATTATGGGGGATATACATATGAAACATTTAAAGAGAATAGAGAAAGTTGAAGAATAGAGGTGTACTAGGGTATGTGGATTAGAATCCAAGATAGAAAGAAATTAATAGAAATTCATGATGTAACCATTTATCATGATAAACAAATATGGGCCGGTTGTTCATTCATTGGTGAATATTCAACCGAAGAAAAAGCTTTATTAGTTTTAGATATGATTGAAAAAGTATCGATGTATTCAGGCAATACTTTGTTTCAAATGCCTGCCGACGATGAGGTGGAAGTATGACAGAAAAAGATTTAGAAGAATTTGAAAAAGAATTCGGATTCAAATTGCTACCTACAGGATTTAAAAAACCTTTGTCAGAAATCACAAAAGATGAATACAGAGAACGTATTGAATTTTTATACAACGCAATTATTAATGATAATTCAAATGAGGAGGATGATTTTTAATGGAAGCGTTTGTTCAAATGCCACTAGAAACATATGATGTGTTAAAACGTAATAACGAGTATTTAAAAAGAAGGCTAAAAGAGGAACAAGAATCACATAGCGAAGATGTTGCACGAGCAAAAAAAAAATAAATGATTTAGCCGAAAAAATAGACCAGTATAAGCAATACATTCTAGAATATTGTTGTAGATTGTTAGATGTTGAGAACTATTCATTAGAGCACTATTTGGATATAGATTCATTTAATTACGGAATGAATTATAAAGATGAACTATTAAATCTAGGGTTCACAAAACAAGAATTGGATGGATTTATAGCCGATAAATATGAGGAATATTTAAAAGAGAAAGAAGAAAATACAGATGATTGAAGAAAGAATTGATGAACTGATTAAATTATATAACTGTAAATTAAATTGGTGTAAAGGAGAAAAAGAAGGCTATAAGCACAGTTTAATTAGAGAACTTAATGGAAATTCAAAAATTTTCATCGAAAAATATACTAGATGTATTTTAATCTTTGATGATGAAATAGAAATGTATGAATCATTTATTAAATCTCTAGAATATGCAAAGACAGGAGAAAGAAAATGATTAGATTACAAAATAATTATGCAATCACTTCTAGCGGTGGTTCATTCGCTCTTGTAACGTTCGTAAAGGGTAAGGATAAAGAAGGAAATGAGATAGACGTACAAAAGCCTATCTCATACCATACAACGCTAGAATCGGCTTTACAGAGCTATTCAAACAATCGTATGGCAGATTTAGTGGCCAATGTAGATTTAGACTTGAAACAAGTTAAAGAAGCTATAAACGAGCTTAAAGAGGAATTAAAGGCATATGAATAAAAGATACGAATACAACGGAAAGATTTATTGCGAAGATGATTTGTCACATGAAATAAAAAATTATGGCGGTAATTTATACGATTTGTTCTTATTACTAGAAGCAGATGACAGAGCCGAGCGTAAAGAGATGTATTGCTCTAGAGATGTGTATGACGGAGAAGACGGCAAATATATTTATGGAGACTACAGATATTTAATAGAATCAGAATTTAGTGATTTAGAGGTAAATGAAAATGAATAAATATCAAAAAGCATTAAATACAATCGGTGATACTCTTACTTATTATATGGTAGGTGAAGATTTGGCTTCTTTACATAGTGTTAATGAAATAGGTGATTCAATGGCTACACTTAGAGAAATTGTTAATAAAGCAGATTCATTTGAATGGATTCCATTTACTTTTGATGAAGAAGGCATACTAAATTGTGAATTACCTGATGTTGACGAAGAAATACTTGTGTCTGATGGTGATAGCGTATGGCAAGATACTTGGTGTGAAGCAGATGAAGGATATGAGCTTTTCAGTGGAATTGAAATAGAAGATTTAGCTTGGAGACAATTACCAAAGCCATATGAGGAGAATCAAAATAAAAATAACTGCTAAAGGGATGTTCAAAAGATTAGGCTATGAAAGAGAAAGAATACTAAATGATCGCTTTATATTATATAAAAAGCCTAGTGGAAACGGTTACTGTTGTATACGGTTTGATTTAAAGGATAAAACATATGACGCTATTTACTACTTTGGCCCAAAAGGTGGATGTAGCCCATACATTTTAAGTATCAAAGAGATATTAGCTATTCAAAAACAAATTGAAGAATTAGGAGGTTGATTCTATTATGAGTGCAAAAGAAATGTTTGAAAAATTAAGCCTTGAGCAAATAAGAAATGATGATAACTATATTGAATACGTGCGAAACGGTTTGGGAGGTTATATAAGTATTCTATTTTCACTAAGATGGAAAACAATTAAACCAACCTATGGTTATCAAGCACGAGGAATAAATTGTCATGAAATTACTCTAGATGAATTAAAGGCAATTGTTCAACAGGCTAAAGAATTAGGATGGCTTCAGGAAGAACAAAAAGAAGAAACTAATTACGAGCATTACAAGGATGAAATCATTGAACTGTATCTTGAAGAGTTAGCTATTTCAAAAGGAAAAATGAGACAATGCAGTGGAATTTTATGCAGTGAATGTGACTTTGCAGATGAAAACGGTGATTGTATTGGCCAGCGTAGAATAAAAGAATGGATAAAAAAGCCATATCAAAAGCAAACATTCAAATTAACTAAATTTGAAATTGATTTATTACAAAGCTTTTTAAAAGGCCACCCACTCAGATACCAGTTCAAAAATATAAACGCTTTAACCGAGATGAAAGAAAAAGGGTATTTCAAAGGCGTTGATGAGGATGCAACAATTGAAGATATCCTAGCAAAATGCGAGGTAATCGAATAATGCGTAAAGCTAGATTGCTGTGTCTTACTGATAAGTACGAATATGAATTAATCAGCAGTACTGGTAAGCACAAAAAAGATTACATCGGTCAGATTGGCAAAGTGATTCATACGTGCGTTATAAGTAAAGATCACTATGTAAAGCCTATACTTTACGATGTCCAGTTTGGCGATGGGGCTAGATTTTGTGTTGAAATCGAACAAATTGAATTTGTAAAGGAGAATGAACGATGATTTATTTCTTTGCAGGATTTTTCATAGGGGGTATAGCTGCAATGCTCCTTTATTCCTTAGCTGTTTCAGAAAGAATCAACGAATTGGAAGTTGCGAATGGTAGATTGATTGATGATTTAAACAAAGCTGAATATGAAGCTAGAAAATATAAGTATACATATAGAAGAGTATCGCATGATTGGCTTGAGGAATGCGAAGAAAAAACTGCCGAGCAGATGTTTAATGATCTCGACTATAAAAAGCGTATCAAAGATGGATGTATTGAATTTGAAAGACATGTCGGAAATGTAATTGAATGGTTAATTGAATTTGATTTAGAAATAAATACAGTATATGTATCTTGGTCTGGAGAGCCAAAAGATATTACTATTGCAGAATTAAGAGCGATTAATAAGCAATGCGAGGAATTAGGATGGATTTAAATGACAACAAATAAGAAATTGCAAAGGAGGATGTTTGATGAGTGGCGGAAGTTATAGTTATATATATTGCAGAGTCGAAGAAGAATGCGTTAACAGAATGTTCGATTCTCAATTGAACGAAATGATGAAAGATTTAGTTAAAGTGCTACATGATTTAGAATGGTGGCAGTCGTGTGACTACGATGAAAAGCGTTATCGTGAAGCAGTTATTAAGTTCAAAAAGAAATGGTTCAGACAAACTAAGATTGATGTACAAAAGCAAATTGAATCAGAATTCGAGAAAACAAAGAATGAATTATTGAAAGAGTTCGAGTATTTGAATGATGAAAGAGAGGAAAACAATGGCTAAACTTGCAAAAATGAAATACAGAACTATCGGTGGTGATTTAAAGATCAACACGTATATTGCGACAGTATCAAAAAAGATTGTGAAGGAATCTGGTATTGATCCCGAAAAAGAAATCACAGTGAAGGCAGAAAAAGGAAAAATTATTATCGAGCAGAAATAAATAAAGGCAAAGAAAAAAGGGCATAAATGCCTTTTTTTTTGGTAATAATTAGAGTACAATTAATTTATGAAAGAGGGTAAAAAAATGGGCAAAAAAATGGTATTTTCTAATAAAACATATGACACTCTCAAGTGGGTTGCACTTGTTGGAACGAACGCATTTTCAGCGTTGATTATCACGCTCGGAAAAATCTGGGGCTGGAGTTATGCAGAAGCGATTGCAGGAACTATTTCGGCAGTTGGAACGTGCATTGGTGCATGTTTACAGATAAGTACGGCGAACTATAACAAGGTGGAATAAATGACTCCTGAAGCAAGCGTAAGCATCGCATTACTTATTTCCTTGACATCACTGGCATGTACGTTAATCAACACCTTTGCAGGTGGCAAAAAGCGTCAGGAAGAACAGGCAGAGCGAGAAAAGAATCGGCAGTTGGATGTCGAAAAAAATTTTGTGAAAATCAATGTGAAACTGGACGATTTTTGTGACACAACAAAAAAGATGATGACAGAAAATGGTGAAAAGACTGAACAACTAAAAAAAGTATCAGAACAGCTCATTCTTGTTTCTGAGCGTGTAAAAACGCTGTTTAAGTACAAGGATGATCACGAAGTAAGAATCAAGGAGCTGGAAAATGAACGGGCACAGAATCATTAGCACCGTTCATCTTGAAGCATATTAGGGAGGAAGAAAAAAATGGCATTAAACGGAATTGACATTTCAAACTATCAGGCAGGAATTAATTTAAGTGTTGTACCATGTGACTTTGTAATTTGCAAAGCTACAGAAGGAACATACTATGTGAATCCAGACTGTGACAGAGCTTATCAGCAGGCAAAATCTAGCGGAAAGCTATTAGGTGTATATCACTATGCAAATGGCGGGAATGCAGTAGCAGAAGCAGATTACTTTTTGAACAACATTCAAGGATATATTCGCGAAGCTATTCTTTGCTTAGATTGGGAGTGGCAGAGCAACGCACTGTGCGGAACAGGTGGTTCAGCTAGAACATGGATTAGTGACTGGTGCAATCGTATTGTAGAAAAAACTGGGGTTAAACCTTTAATCTATGCATCAGCAAGCTTGTATAACGAAGTTTCTGGAATTGGAGACTATGGCCTATGGATTGCACAGTATGCAGATAAAAACGCAACAGGATATCAGGAACATCCATGGAACGAAGGAAAGTATGATTGTGCTATCAGACAGTATTCTTCTTGTGGAGCATTATCTGGATATGGTGGAAGACTAGACTTAGATAAATTCTATGGTGATGCTACAGCATGGCACAAGTACGCAAATCCAAGCGGTGATACAAAACCAGTTACACCAAAGCCTGTTAGAAAGAGCAACGAACAGGTAGCAGCTGAGGTGATTGCCGGAGCGTGGGGAAATGGTGAAGATCGCAAGAACAGACTTACACAAGCAGGATATGACTACAATGTGATTCAGGACATTGTAAACAAGAAGGTTGCACCTGTCAGAAAGTCAAATGAACAGATTGCAAGCGAGGTTATTGCGGGACAGTGGGGAGACGGTAACAGCCGTAAGAACAGACTGGAACAGGCAGGGTATGACTATAATACCATTCAGAATATCGTAAACCAGAAGCTAGGTGCATCTCAGGCAGTATATTATACGGTGCAGAGTGGAGATACATTGTCAGGTATTGCATCAAGATATGGAACAACATGGCAGAAGCTACAGGCTATGAATGGCATTAGCAATCCGAATATCATTTACGCAGGGCAAAAGCTGAGAGTTAAGTAATGGCACAAGGCTATTATTCTTGTAGTAGGTGTGGAAAGATACATCCGAAAGGTTATGTTTGTCATGTAGAGAAGAAGCACTACAAGTACAGTTACAAAGAGTCAAGGCTGAGAAGCAAGAGTGCATGGACCGAGAAGAGTAAGCAGGTAAGAGAGGATGCAAACTATCTATGTGAAGTATGCAAAGACAAAGGCATATATAACTACCGTAATATTGAAGTGCATCACATAGAGAAGCTGAAGGATAAGCCAGAGCTATGGTTGGATGACGATAACCTTATATGCTTATGCAAAGACTGTCACAGGTTAGCTGATGCAGGAATGATTGAAAAAGAATATCTAAAGAAGATAGCTAGGCAGAGAATCGAGAAGCTGAAGTAATACCCCGAGGGTAACGGGCATTGTCTGGTGAGACGTTGAGATAAAACGCCCATATAACTAATCACAAAAATTATAAAATACTAAGATTTTTTGGATAAACGGCCAAATTCACGCTATAATGTGAGTATAAGCCGTTTTTTGTTTCAAAAAGAAGCGAAAATCATGCGAAAGTGTTCCACGTGGAACATGAGCGGGCAATATAAGAAAGGTAGTGAATGAAAATGGGAAATGAGAATCTAAGTTTTAAAAAAATAGGTGCTTCAAGTGCTGCAAGTTGGGCTTGGGGGAACATCTTTAATCATGGGACAACAAATAGCTCAAGAGAAAGGTATAATCGCTTGGGTCATATGGGCTGTTTGTAATACCTTAACACTTGCATTATTTGGATGGCTATATAATAAGAAAAAAATTAGTCCAGAAACTTATAATAGAAAAGAAGTAAAAATAATAGCATTAATAATTCAATTATTTAGCTTATTAGTTCAGTTAAATTTTATAAATCAACAATTTTTAATTATTACAGGTAGTACAATTGCAGCATATTTGATAACAATAGTATTAGGATTTTTCTTTACTCTAATTGTTTACAAAAAAGGACTACCAACATCAGTTAAAACAGATGTATATCAATGGATCATGGCTATTGTATCAATAATAGCAGTTATATTAGTTGGAATATTTACAAAAGCCCCATTACAAGTATTTGCACCAACTAGCATGAGTGGTGTGTTATGGGGAATATGGTCTGGACTTATTTTATTTGCTGGACCTATTGGAGATGTACAACATTGGCAAAGAGCAGAAGCAGATGAAAGTAAAAAAGGTTATTATTTAGGAGCATTTTTATTTGGACTTTATATGTTATTAATATTAGGAATGGCTTTCTTTAAATTTACACTACCAATGCATATTATTTTATTAGTAGCAGTTCTTGGAGTGACTACATCAACAATAGATAGTATTGCAGTAGCACTTCATGAAGTAGGAAATAAGAGAATAGGAACAGGACTTTCATTATTATTATGTATTGCGTTTGGAGTATTTGTTAAAATGGGAATGCTTCAATTATGGAGTTCATTTGGAGTTATTAGATTTGCATTTGCAGTTGGTATTTTGTTATTACCGTTAGCATTAAAGAAAAAAACAAATATAGTAATTCCAGTATCAGCAATAACATTTGGATTAATGGTATTATTTGCAACTTTAGGACAAATAACAATTAATTCAATTGTTGGAGTTATAAGCTTTATAGTAGCAACAATAATACTTGGCTATGTATCAGTAAAATCATTGAATGGGTGATGTTATGCTTACTAAAAAACAAAATATAAAAGATAATAGTGAATGGTTAGAAGCATTTGATAAATGTACTAGTATTTACACTAGATATGATATTGATAAATTAACAGATGAAACAACATCATTTATTAGAGATATATCCCAAAAATATAAAAATATTTGTAATGGTTGGGTAGCAGGTAAAGATAGTATTGTACTACAAGATATTATTAATAGATCAGGAATTAAATCAACACCTATATTCTGGTGTGGTATTAATGAATACCCAGAAATGAGAAAATGGATTAATGAAAACAAACCTAAAAATCTAATTGAAGAAGTTATTGATAAATATAGTCTGGAATATTTAGAAAAACATCCACAGTATTTATTTTGTAAAGGTAAGACTAGACAAAATTGGATGGCTGAAAAATGGAAAAGACAAAATAAAGATATTACTAAATATAATTTTGATTTATTTATTGCAGGTAGAAGAATCAAAGATGGAAACCAATGTGGAAATAAAGAAAATAATTATATTGTTAGTAAGAGTAATTACGATGTCTTTTCTCCTCTTGCTAATTGGAATGCAGAACAATTACTTGCTTATATAAAATATAACAATATAGAATTACCACCATTTTATAAATGGGATAGGGGTTTTTTAATAGGATCAATAGCAATGGGAGAATGGACTGAAAGAGCCATAATGGATAAAACAGAAAATGAAGTATGGCAAGAATTATATGATATTGATAAAAGCATTGTAATAAATGCTAGTAGCAGATTAACAAGTGCTAGAGAATTTTTAGAAAGTAGGAGAATGAGATGAAATTAGAAGTAGTGAAAATAAATGATTTAAAACCATTGGAGAAGAATGTTAGAAAACATAATGATAAACAAATTGATGAATTAATTAAAAGTGTAGAACAATTCGGACAAACAAGAGCAATGGTTGTTGATGAAGATAATAATATCTTAATTGGTAATGGTTTATATTTTGCATTACTAAAAATGAATAGAGAAGAAGTTCAATGTTATAGAAAGACAGGACTATCAGAAGTTGAAAAGAAAAAATTAATTTTAAGTGATAATAAAATTTATGGCTTAGGTTCAGATGATTACAATGAAATAAATAATTATATTCAAGAAATAACTGCAATAGGTGATTTTGAAATCGCTGGTTATGACAAGTTTATTTTGGAGCAAATGACTGCAACAGATGAACAAGTTGAAGAAGCAATTAGTAATTATGGAGTTATAACAGATGTTAAATATACCCAAGAAGAGCCAAAGCAAGAAACAAGTTATAAAGAACCAGAAATTAAAAATGAACCAGTAACAATGGTAACGGAAACAAAAGTCAGCGCTGAAAAAAATGAGAAGAAATATATTATATGCCCATCTTGTGGGGAGATGATTTATCTTGATTAAAAAACAATATTCAAATGTTGATGTTGTAACAATGGCAAAGACAAGAATAAAAAATATATTTAAAACTGCTAGTAGAATTGAATTATCAGTAAGTGGTGGTAAAGATAGCATTTGCTTAAATGATTTAATATTTAAAATGTGTCAAAGTGGAGAAATAGACAAATCAAAATTAATAGTTGATTTTATAGATGAAGAAGCAATATATCCATGTATAGAAAAACAAGTTAAAAGCATGAGATTACAATGGTTGAGTATTGGCGTGCCTTTTAATTGGTGGTGTATTCAGGTAAAGCATTATAATTGCTTTAATCAATTAACAAATGATGAAAGCTTTATTTGTTGGAATGAAACTAAAAAAGATGTATGGATAAGACAAAAACCAAAATTTGCAATTACAAATGATCCATTACTTGATGAAAGACATGATACCTATCAAAGTTTTATGAATAAAAAAAATAAAAATTGTGTAGCAGTAATTGGTGTTAGAGCAAGTGAAAGTATTCAAAGATTAATGAATTTAGCAAGTAGAACATCACAAGAAAAAATGTTTCCTATCTATGATTGGACTGATAAAGATGTATGGATGTATATAAGAGATAATAACTTAGACTTCCCAGACGCATATAAATATATGTATCAAGTAGGAGTTCCAATTAATAGATTAAGAATAAGTCAATTTTTTAGTATAGATACTGCTGGAAGTTTAACTAAGATGTGTGAATTTTATCCAGAACTATTTGATAAGATTTGCAAAAGAGAGCCAAATGCTTATATGGCAATGCTTTATTATGATACTGAATTATTTAGAAGACAAAAGAAAAATAAACAAGCAAAGAAAGATGAAGAAGTTGATTATAAGAATAAGTTCTTTGAGATGTTAAAAGAAGAATGGAGATTTGATAATAAACCTATGCAGATGGTAAAAAAACAAATTAATAGATTATTAATTAAATATGGACCATTTTTAAATCAAAAACATTACAAAGTGTTATGTAATATAGTAATTGGTGGAGACCCCAAAAGAAGAACATTAAGAAGCTTAGAAACGGATTTATATGCTTATGTAAATGAGGTGAGTGGCAAATGAAAGAAAATGAAATAAAAAAATATGAAAATAAAAATATATTAGAGCCTTTAGAAAATGTTAAATTTGTTGATAGAGATTTATTAAAACCAAATAATTACAACCCAAATAAAGTATCAGAACAAAATCTTGAATTATTAGTTCAGTCTATATTAGTAAATGGATGGACTATGCCAATAGTTATAAGACCGGATTATACAATTATAGATGGTTTTCATAGATGGACTGTATCAGGCAGAGAACCATTAAAAACATTATTAAAAAATAAAGTTCCAGTTGTTATTGTAGACCATAAAGATCATGCAGAAGATGTTTATGGAACTATTACACATAATAGAGCAAGGGGAACTCATTTATTAGAACCAATGAAAGCAATAGTAAAAGAATTATTGGATGAAGGAAAAACAACAAAAGAAATATGTAAGGAATTAGGAATGAAACCAGAAGAAGTATTTAGATTATCTGATTTCACAAGAGAAGATTTTTTAAAAATTATGATTAAGGACCAAAAGACTTATAATAAATCCTATCAAGTTAAAAAATTTTAGGAGGTGATAATATGGCAAAAATGACTTTAACCGAACAAGCACAAGAGATTTTAAAAATTGCAGAAGAAAGTGGAGTACAAAGTAATTACTTTTTTATAACCACTTTCAAAAGATATCAAATGCAATTAGTTATGTTATTTGAATTAGAAAAATCTATAAAAGAGGATGGAATATTAGTTGAAAAAGAATATGTCAAAGGCAGAAAAAATTTATATTCTAGTCCAGCAGTAAAAGATTATAATGCAACAACAGATAGTGCAAATAGAACAGTCGCAACTCTTATGAAGATCATTAAGAATTATAACGTAAGTGATACAACCGAGGATGCAGACCCGCTTATGAAGATCATTAATGGTGGTGAAGATGATGGCTGTGACGAGTAGTAAGGCTTACGAATATTGCAAAAAATCTATTAGAAAGAAAATCACTCCGAAGTACGTTAAGTTACAAATGAAAGCATGGATGAGGATTGCTGAAGGAAAAGACAGAAAGTATTTTATATCCGAAAAGAAAGTACAGCAGATTGAGAATATCCTGAAGCTGCTTATCATGCCGAAGGGATTGAAAGCAGGGCAGTCTATGTATAAGTGTGCCACTGGCTATCAGTGGTTGATTTATACAGCCATGCTATGCACTGTATATCGTGACAAATCGAAAAAGCGAAGATACGAGACGGGGCTGTTGGAAATATGCCGAAAGAATTTTAAGACATATACAGTCGCCACAATCTTTATTATCTTGTTTTTGACAGAACCAAGGTTCTCAAAGTTCTTTTCAGTTGCACCAGATGGCGCATTGTCGAGAGAGATAAAAGAAGCAATCTCAGATACAATCAAAAGCAGTCCGCTGTTATATGAGTACAAAGGAACGAAGCGTTTTAAGCTGTTAAGGGATTATATCAAGTTCAATCCGAATGAAAACATGTTGATCCCGTTAGCATACAGTAACAATCGTATGGACGGACGTATGCCGAATGCATTCATTGCAGATGAGGTTGGAGCATTGCCAAACGGTTATCCTGTTGAAGCTATGCGTTCTGGGCAGCTAAACGTAGTTAACAAATTAGGTTTTATCATCAGTACAAAATATCCGACAATCGACAATCCATTTGAAGATGAGGTTGCGTATGCCAAGAAGGTTCTGGACGGTATCGAGAAAGACGATACTGTTTTTGCGCTTTTATATGAACCTGACAAAACTTCCGATTGGGAAACAGACGATCTTATTTTGAAGCAGGCTAATCCGGCGGCGCTTGAAATCCCTGAAATTTGGGATGATCTTGTAAAGAAAAGAGCCAGAGCTATTGCCATTGAGAATGAGCGCGAAAACTTTGTTACAAAGCACTGCAATATCATTTATCAAGGGCAAGGAACTGAAACATTTATTGACGTTAAGGATGTTCAAGCATGCAAGGTTGCGAATATTGATTGGAACGGCAGAGTTGTATATTTAGGTGTTGACCTTTCAGAATCAAACGATAATACATCTGTTGCCATGGTTTCCGTTGACGATGATGATAACATTCTTGCAGAAAGTTTTGCGTTCATTCCAGCAGACAGGATCACAGAAAAGACCATATCAGAGCGTGTGAACTATCAGGAATTGCTGAAGAGCGGGAAGGTGTTTGCATGCGGTGACAGAGTTATTTCTTATGCGTTTGTTGAACAGCTAATTTTGAGTATTGAGAGCCGTTATAACGTGCAAATTCAGGCGATTGGATATGATAGATGGAACGCATTAAGAACAGCGCAGAAATTGGCTAATGAGGGCTATAACACGGTTCAGATTAAGCAGTATTCAAGCGTGCTTCATTCTCCGACAAAGAGGATGAAAGAAGCAATACTTAAGCAGAAGTTCAAATACACAGAAAACAAACTTCTTGAAATCAACTTTCAGAATGCAAAATGTGTATATGACACAAACAAAAATATGTATGTGAGCAAGAAAAAGAGTAACGGCAAGGTCGATATGGTGGTATCACTTATCAATGCAATTTACCTTCTTGAACAGGATTATTTCTTGAATGAAGGTGACTTCACATTCCAGATGATCTAATTGATAAAAACGTACATTTATGCTATATTATTTGCGTAAAAATGTTTCAAATAGAAAATACTATAAAAGGGTGGTAACGAGAGTGGCACTATTCAAAAAAATATTTAAGAATAAAATAAATCTTAACGATCAAAGTGTTCAGCTTGACGATGTGCTGTTATCGGCATTGCTCAATAATGAGACAATCACGAGGGAAAAGGCCCTCACGCTTCCTGCCGTATCAGGTGCTGTTGATTTTATCAGTGGTTCGATTGCGGCAATGCCTGTCAAACTTTACAAGTGCAAGAAAGGCAAAGTTGAGGAAGTGCAGAATGACAGACGTGTACGAATGTTGAACGGCGACACAGGAAACACGCTTGACGGGTTTCAGACAAAAAAGGCCATGGTCGAGGATTATCTGCTTGGCAAGGGTGGATATTGTTACATCCAGATAGACAGACAGAACAATGTCACGGCGTTAAAATATATACCAGACATTGATGTGACGGTTTGGAAAAATTCAGACCCAATGAACATGTTCGTACAGTTCTACGTTGGAGCAAACAAAATCTATCCGTGGAACATGGTCAAGTTGTTGAGGAACACCAAAGACGGAGCAAGCGGAAAAGGATTGACGAAAGAAATATCTAAGGCGCTTGAAACAGCTTATAGCACGTTGGTGTATCAGCTTGGACTGGTTAAAACAGGTGGTAATAAAAAAGGATTCTTACAAGCCGAAAGACGTTTAGGACAGGAAGAAATCGACAAGCTGAAAGAAGCATGGAAAAGGTTATATGCCAACAACACCGAGTCCGTCATGGTCTTGAATAACGGCATCAAGTTTCAGGAGTCGTCAAACAGTTCTGTTGAAATGCAGTTGAATGAGTCGAAGAAAACATTACAGGATGAAATCAATGGAGTTTTCCACATTCATAGTGATTTCAATCTGACATTTAAGGAAGCGATATATCCGATTATTAAAGCATTTGAGACAGCGCTAAACAGCACGTTGCTGTTAGAAAAAGAAAAGAAAAACTTCTTCTTTGAATTTGACACGAAAGAAATTGTGAAAGCAAGCATCAAAGAGAGATTCGATGCTTACAAGGTTGCAAAAGACACAGGACTTATGACTATCAATGAGTTGCGTCGTATGGAAAATCTCAATTACATTGATGGCATGGACGTGATCAATGTTGGACTTGGAGCAGTTCTGTATGATATTGAAACCGGAACGTATTATACTCCAAACACCGGACAGGTGACAGGTGGAGATGAAGAAGAAAAAGCTGATAAAGTTGAAGAGAAGGGGGCAGATGATGAAATACAAGTACCTGAAGAATCTGACGAAAAATAGTGCAGATTTCTATGTATATGGTGATATTGTTGATGAGAACAAGCCAAACTTTTGGACTGGCGAGAAATCAGAAACAGAAGTTGATACAAATGCATTCAAGGCAGAGCTTGAAAGTTTGAATGGTGTTACAGATTTTAATATTTACATCAATTCAGGCGGTGGCTCAGTGTTTGCGAGTTCGGCAATGGTCAGCATGTTAAAGCGATTCAGACAGAACACAGGGGCAACGATTCATGCGTACATTGATGGATTATGTGCAAGTGCCGCTACATACCTTGCCATGGTTGCAGACGATATCAATATTTACAAAAATTCTATGATGATGATTCACAAGCCAGTGACGTTAGCATACGGAAATGCAAACGAGCTGCAGCATGACATTGACACACTCAATCAGCTTGAAAATGGATTGATGTTGCCAATGTATGAAGCAAAGGCAAAAGAAGGAATCACGGCAGAAAAGATTGCAGAGTTGGTGAACAACGAAACGTGGTTCAGTGGCAATGCAGATGATGATATGTACATCGGGAAATATTTCAATGTCAACGAACTTGAAACTGTGAAAGATGTACAGGCATGTGTAACAGATTTATTCAGAAATTACAAGCATGTGCCAGATGCACTAAAAAAACCAAAACAGACTAAAAAGCCTGTCGAGGATCGTGCGCTTGATTATTCAGCATACGAGAATATTATTTGTTCATTAAAGAAAGACGGAGGGGCGAAAGAATGAACGTAAAAGCACTTATCGAAAATCGAAACACAAAAGTCGCTCAGATGGAGAACTTGTTGAAAACTGCAAAGGCAGAAAACAGATTACCATCTGAAGACGAAAAGAAGCAGTTCGCAGACTTAGAAAAGGAAGTCAAGGAAATTGATGCAACTATTGCTATGTACGACCAAATGGCAAGAATGAGCATGAAGAAAATTCCTGATGGACATGATGCAATGACAGATGCAGAAAGAGATCGCAAAACATTCGAGAATGCAATTCGTGGAATTGTAAATACTGACACACCGACAATGCCTGCCGATGCAAAGACATTGATTCCGACAACAGTATGGAATGAAATTATTTCTCAAGTAATTGAAATCTCACCTGTATTCTCCATGGCAGATCGCTATAACATCAAGGGAAAACTGGTACTGCCAAAGTATGACGCGCAGAACAGTTCTATCGTGATGCAGTATGCAGATGAAGGAACAACAGCAGAATCTGGAAAGGTTGTTATCGGCCAGATTGAACTTAATGGATTCCTTGCACGTTGCCTTGCAAAAATCTCAAAGAGCTTGATTAACAATTCCAACTTTGACATCGTTGGTTTTGTTGAAGCAAAAATGGCACAAGCAATCGCATTGTATTTTGAACATGAGATTTTGTTCGGAACAGTAGGCAAGGTTGAAGGTCTAACTGGAATTACATCAGATATGACTGTTACAACTGCCGCAGCCACAAAGATTACATCAGACGAGTTGATGGATCTACAAGACAAGGTGATTGACAACTATCAGGGTAATTCTATTTGGATTATGAACCGTGAAACTCGAAATGCAATCAGAAAGTTGAAGGATAATGACGGCGATTATTTGTTGAACCGTGACTTTACAGCAAAATGGGGATATACACTTCTAGGCAAGGATGTTTATTGCTCTGATGCGATGGACAAGATGCTTGCAGGAAAAACAACCATTTATTACGGTGACTTATCTGGCTTAGCTGTGAAAGTTTCAGAAGAAGCTAACATGCAGGTGTTGCAAGAAAGATATGCAGAGGAACATTTACTTGGAATTTTAGCTTTCGTTGAGTGGGATGCTAAGGTTGCAGACACTCAAAAACTTGCAAAACTTGTGATGGCAGCAGGAAAATAAAAAGGGGTGAAGCTGTATGGAAGTAAGCAAAGTCAGTGATATTACAGCTAAATGCGTCGCAGATTATTTGAGACTGGACGAAGTAGCAGAAAGCGAAAATGATACATTGACCATGCTTATTTCCATCGCTACTTCTTTTATCAAAAGCTATACAGGGCTTGATGATGATGGCGTTGACAAATATCCTGAATTTGTGATTGTGGTGCTTATTCTTTGCCAAGACATGTGGGACAACCGCACGATGTATGTTGATAGCAAGGACTTGAACAATACTGTTCAGAGCATTCTTGCGATGCATAGCATCAATCTGTTGTGAGGTGTGAACCATGTTAAACGCAGGGAAGTACTCAAAGCGTATTACAATTTACAAGACTGTGATTGTGACAGATGAGGACGGCTTTCAGACAGAACAGAAACAGGTGATTCTTACACCATATGCATATGTGAGAACGACAAAAGGATTCACGCTGATTGCGAACAATTCTGATTTTGAAAAAGCATACACCAACTTCACAATTCGGTATCCGAAAACAGAGATCACAAGGGATATGCTGATTGAGTTTCACGGCAAAACATATACGATTGAGTATCTGAACAATGTGGACGAGAATGGCGTAGAACTGGAAATTCAGGCAAAGGAAGTGACACACTGATGGCAAAACTTGTTATTGATATTGATGATAGCGTATTGAAAGATATATCTTACATCGACAAGCAGTTTGATCACATCTTTGGTGGCATGACCAAAGCAGGTGCAGAGGTCGTATACAAGAACGTTATTTCAGCACTTCCAGAGTCGCTGAGAAGTTCAGGCTTTAGCAGTCATGTGAAACTGTCGAAAGTGTATAAAACGCCGTCAGATGATGGTATCAACACAAAAGTCATGATCACTGGATATTTCATCAACAAAGATGGAAGGAAGACTCCTGCACCACTTGTTGCTAACATGTTCGAGTATGGCAGTGACAAAAGGAACTATCCAAAGCAACCGTTCTTCCGAAAGTCTTTCAAAAAGTCACAGATTATGAAAGCAATGGAAGAAGAGCAGAAAAAGTTAAGCGGGGGGCTTTTAGATGAATAACCTCATCGAAAAAACATTGAGTGACTTCGCGGTCAACGATAAAGAAATTCCAGTAAAATTTTTACGATATAATGGCAACGAAGAAACGTACATCACTTACATGATGACAGATGCGGACAGCGTGTTACATGGTGATGATGAGTTGCTTAATTATGTTGAATATTATGACTTTGATGTTTACTCAAAAGGCAACTACAAGCCGATTGAAAAAGCATTAAAGGCATTGCTTACGAGTGTTGGGTTTATGTGGGAACCTGACAGATCATCCGAAGATATGTACGAGGACGATACAAAGTATTACCACAAGACATTATGTTTCTCAATTGAAAGGAGCGAATAATGGCAAAGATTGGGTTAAATAACTTCCGATATTCAAAGCTTACGGAATCGGGAGAAGGTAAAGCAACTTATGATGGCGCGAAAAAGCCAGCCAAAGCTATTTCCTGTAAGGTGGATATCAGCAACAATGATGCGTCTTTGTATGCAGATGATGCATTGGCAGAAAGTGATACATCTTTCCAGAAGGGTTCTGTAACAGCAGGAATCGACAACGAGGATGTGCAGACCATGGCAGACCTTCTGGGGCATACGGTTTCAGAAGAAGGTTCAGAGCTTGTCAGAAAAGCAGATGATATTGCACCATATGTTGGTTTCGGAAGAATCGTTACAAAGATGGTGAACGGGGCTTACAAGTACACGGTAGAATTCCTATGCAAGGTTAAGTTCTCAGAACCGTCTCAGGATGATTCTACAAAAGGCGAAAGCGTATCATTCAGCACAACTGAACTTAATGGAGTGGTTGCAACACTGGCTGATGGCACATGGTCAAAATCCAAGACGTTCGATACAAAGACTGAAGCTGTCACATATCTTGAAGGGCTGATGGCAAAAGGCTAAAGTCTAAAAGAATATTTAAGGCAGGGTTCGTCCCTGTCTTATTTTTTGAAGGAGAGTAAACATGAAGGAAATTTCTAAAGAATTTGAGTACAAAGGGAAGACATACGGGCTTGTATTTAATCTGAACGTTATGGCAGTTATTCAGGACAAATACGGCACACTTGATGCGTGGGGCAAGCTCACAGATAGTAAAGATGAAGAGCCAAACGCAAAGGCAATCATTTTCGGAATTTGGGCGATGATCAATGAGTATATCGATATTCAGAATGAGGAACATGGCACAAGTGAAAAGTCACTGACATTGAAGCAGACAGGAAGAATGATAACTGATATTGGGCTTTCTGAAGCCACGAAGAAGGTTAATGAAACTGTGGTTGAAAGCACGCAGAGTGCCGAAAAAAACGCATAATCCCCGATGAAGTTGATGAACCAGAGCCGATAGACTTTACATGGTTCTACTTTATCGGGCGTAACAAGCTTGGCTTTACATTTCGTGAGGTTGGAAGATTGACACTGACAACTTTCAACCTGTATTACAAGCATTACAAGAACGATTTTGATTTTGAACTGATGCTTGAAAAGACAGGAACAACATACGCAAAAGCATATGAAAAATCACAGCATGAGGACGACTGGTTCTAGGAAGGGGGTTGCATATGGCACTTGGTGGAACAATTAAGTTAAAAGGCGAGAGCAAATACAGGAGAGCGTTAAGTCAAATCACACAGAGCTTGCGTGAAGTATCTTCTGAAATGAAGGTTGTTACGAGTACATATGACAAGAACGACACAAGCACCGAAGCATTGACAGCCAAGAGTGACGTGCTGAACAAGCGCCTTGAAGAGCAGAAATCGAAGCTGAAGTTAGTTTCTGACCAGTACAAGCAATATCAGGATGCTGTTAAGCAGTCAGCAGATGAGCATGCGCAACTCGGTGAAAAGCTTGCAAGTGAAAAGGGAAAGCTTGCAAGTATTGAAGCTCAAGTTGGCAAGAACAGTCAAGAGTACAAAGAACAAGAAAAAGTCGTTAACGATTTGCAGAAGCAATATGACGAAAGCACCGCAGCACAGGACAAAAACAAGAAATCATTGTCACAGCTTGCAGTGCAGATGAACAATGCTCAAGCGGATGTTAACAAGACAGCGAAAGAGATTGACAACCTCGGCAAAGAGTCTGACGACAGTTCAAAACAGGTAAAGAATCTGTCTAACAATATGAATGATGCCGATGATGCATCAAAAAAGCTTGGTGATGGGTTCACTGTTCTTAAGGGTACGATGGCTAATCTTGCATCACAGGCAATCAGCAAGATTGTTGATGGATTCAAGCAGCTTGTAGGCGGTGCGGTGGACTATCAGAAGTCTATGGAGTATTACACAACATCGTTTACGGTCATGACAGGCTCAGCCGATAAAGCAGGGGAAACAGTCAAAAAGCTTGCTGATATTGGAGCAACAACTCCGTTTGATATGCCACAGTTGGCAGATGCAACATCTTTGCTGATGAACTTTGGGTTTAGTGCTGATGATGCGGTTGATAGTATGATGATGCTTGGCGATATATCACAGGGTAATGCAGACAAGCTGAACTCTATTGCGAGAGCATACGGGAAAATGAACTCAGCACAAAAAGTTACGCTAGAAGATATCAACATGATGATTGATGCCGGATTCAACCCTTTGCAGGAAATCTCAGAAAAGACCGGAGAAAGCATGCAAAGCCTTTATGACAGAATTTCAAAAGGCAAAATGTCAGTCGATGAGATCACAGAGTCAATGAAGCGGTCAACATCTGAAGGTGGAAAATACTTTCAGTCAATGGATGCACAATCTCAAACTTTGGATGGAAGACTTTCTACATTGAGTGATACGATAAATTCAAAGCTTGGCGAAGCATTACAGCCAATTTTACAAAAGGCCGCTGATGAGTGGATTCCAAACGTAACAAATGCAATCGACAATATTGATGTTGATTCTGTCGTATCTGTCATTGATGATATTGTTTCTGGTGTTGGTGATTTATTCGGATTCATCATGGACAATGGCGGTACGATCATTTCACTTGTTGCTGGCATTGGTACCGCTATGTTAACGTGGAACGTTGCAAGCATGATTAACGGTGTGGTAGGTGCTGTTAAAGCATTTCAGGCGGCTAATGAAGGTGCATCTATTGCACAGGCATTGCTTAATGGTGTTATGAATGCCAATCCGATTATGCTCGTTGTAACGTTGCTTGCAGGTCTAATAGCAACAATCGTCACATTGTGGAACACAAACGAGGGATTCCGTAATGCTGTTATAAACGTATGGAATGCATTCAAGGACACGGTTGGAAATGCAATTACATCGGTTGGTGGATTTATAGACAACCTAATATCGTGGTTTCAGGCCCTTCCTGGGCGTATTGGTGCATTCCTTAGTAATGTTATAAGCAACGTACAGAATTGGGCTTCTAACATGGTTTCTAGGGCTTCCGCAGCAGGTTCTAACTTTGTCAATGGTGTTGTATCATTCATCAGTGGACTTCCGTCTGCTGTATGGAATTGGCTGTCAAGTGCATTGAATAACGCATGGAACTTTGCAGGGCAGTTGGCACAAGCAGGTGCAAATGCCGCATCTGGACTTGTAAATAACATTATCGGCACAATCAGTGGACTTCCGGGTCAGCTATATAACTGGGGTGTCGATATGATTAGTGGTATTGCAAACGGCATCAGGAGTGCGATTCATAAAGTCACAAGTGCAGTCAGCGACGTTGCAGGAAAAATCAAGTCGTTCCTTCATTTCTCAAGACCTGACGAAGGGCCATTGGCTGAATACGAGAGCTGGATGCCTGACATGGTGGAAGGTTTGAGCGATTCCTTGAGAAAGGCAAGCCCAGAGTTGATAAATCAGACTGAAGCATTGGCGAGTGGAATGTCTGACGCATTCAATGTGAACGGTGGTATTTCGACAAGCGGTGGAAACTATAGAAACATGGTTGATGCCTTCAAGGATGCTTTGTCACAGGTCAAAATCGAGATGGATGACGAAGAAATGGGACATTTCGTTGATAAAACTGTTACAAAGTTGATATACAATTAAGGCGGTAAAAATATGAGAAACTATGTAATTCAAAATGAAAAAGACAGCCGATATTTAAAAGGATTGCTGATTCAGGAATTGCCACCTATCACAAAGCCATTAATGCGTACAAGCATTGAGCAGATAGACGGGCGTGACGGTGATGTGATCACAAGGCTTGGATATTCGGCTTACAATAAAAAAATGAAAATCGGTCTGTTTGGTGACTATGACATTGATGATATTATTCCGTTTTTCAATTCAAGCGGAACGGTAATATTTTCAAATGAACCAGAAAAATACTACGTGTATGATATTCTGGATGCGATTGATTATGAACGCCTTATGAGGTTCAGAACGGCTGAGATCACGTATCATGTACAGCCATTCAAATACAGCAGTATTGAAAAAATGAAGGTGTTCAGCAATCCGACAAGTGCTATTACCGTGAGAAATAACGGCAATTATGTTTCCAAGCCAATCATTCATATCAAGGGTTCAGGAACAATCAATCTTTCGTTGAATGGTGTGCAGCTGTTTCGGATTGATATGAGTACATCAAATTCAATCACAATAGACACAGAAAGGCTCGAAGCGTATAATGATGATGCATTGATGAACAGATACGTTGTCGGAAATTACGACAAATTTATGCTTAAAGTTGGGCCTAATTCCGTGTCATGGGATGGACAGCTTACTTATATTGCGTTTGAAAAACAATCGAGGTGGATTTAATGGAAAAGACGAATCTTGAAATGATCAAAGGTGACACACTGTCATTTGCGGTTGAGATTGAGTTCGATGACAAACCGCAGGAGCTTGAAAAGGCGTTCTTCACGTGCAAAAATAATCTTGATGATGATGATGTCGTATTCCAGAAAACACTTGGAAAAGGCATCTCATTCAGCAAGCAGGAGCGCAACAAGATGTATTACGTGGTGCGAATTGCGCCTGAAGATACAAAGGATATTGAATCAGGACATTATTTTTATGACATGCAAATTGAACTTAACAGCGATGTGTTTACTATCCTGACAGGTGCATTGAAAGTACGACATGGAATCACATAATAGGGGGTGCATAAAATGGGCGAATACATTACAAAACCTGTATGTAAGATCATTATGCTGAAAGGTCAGGAAGGACAGAGCATCAAGAAAATTATAAAAACTAGCACAAGTGGGCTTGTAGACACTTACACAATCACACTGACAGACGGTACAACGTCAACATTTTCTGTCACAAATGGAAAAGCAATCTCAGGTATTAGCAAGACAGGAACAAGCGGACTTGTAGACACTTATACAATCCGGTTTAATGATGAAACAACGTCAACATTTTCTGTCACAAACGGAAAAGGAATCTCAAGTATCGAAAAAACTAGCACAAGTGGGCTTGTAGACACTTACACAATCCGGTTTAATGATGAAACAATGTCAACTTTCACGGTGACAAATGGTGCAAAGGGAGACAAAGGCGACGGCATTCCTTCTGGAGGGATTGCAGGACAGGTTTTGAAAAAGAAAAGCAACACCGATTACGAATACGAGTGGGATGATATTACTCCAATCTCATCTATTTTAAATAGTGATATTGATTCTATTATGAAAGATTAGGTGATAACATGGAACATATTACAATGCCAAGAGGGGACTTGAGAAATGTTCATTTTACCGTTCACGATGCAAACGATGCAGAGGTAAGCAAAGGATTCACTCAAATCACTTTTACGGTAAAAGAAAATACATCATCCAGAAAAATTATCATCCAGAAAAAACTGACTGATGGAACGATAACTAAAGATGGAAATGTATATTCTTTCTCAATTCTTCCGGAAGATACAGACTACATTGATTTTGGGACTTATTATTATGACCTTGAGCTTATCAGAGGTGACCAAATACATCAGACGTTTATAGGTAAGCTGATTATCACGGAAGAAGTCACATTTGCATGTGATACCGAAAAAGGAGTGTAAAGCATGGATGATTACAAAATTATCATGCTTGCTGATGACGATCGTTTATCTGTAAAAATGGATAGCGTTTCAGTTGTTGGGACAGACGATTATAACTTACTAACAAATATCCCTAAAATCAACAATGTTGATGTAAAGGGAAACAAAGCACTTGAGGATTATGACATTGAGAGCGCAAGCAAAGCAAAAAAAGAATATGCAACATTGAACAGCAAAATTGATAAACATGAAAGCAACAGCGATATACATGTTACACTAACAGACAAGTTAAAATGGAACAGCGGTACAACGTATACTGTTAGCGAAGGAAATCTTATTATAGGAGGTTAAAAATGGCGGATATTTCAGAAATTACATTACCTAGCGGAGCAACTTACGACATCAAAGATGCAACAGCAAGACATGACATTAGCATTCTAAAGGGTTCTGCAACAGGTGCTATGCATTACGCAGGAGTTACAACAACGGCACTTGCGGATGGCTCTAGCACATCACCAATCAAGATCAATAATGCAGATTATACGCCATCAAACGGTGATGTTGTAATTTACAATTCGCTTGAACTTGTGTGGTCCACATCAGATAGTAAGTGGCACGAGTTCGGTAGTACAGGCAGTCTTAAAGGACTGGCATTTAAGGATTTTGCGAGTGCATCATATACACCGGAAGGTTCAGTTTCCGCACCGGATGTTTCGGTTGCTGTAAACACAGCGAGTGTTACGCCAATCACTGACGTAGGCACATTGCCAAGCTTCACGGCATCGGTTGCAAATGAGGTTCTAACACTTGAATTTTCAGCAGGTTCTTTGCCAACAAAAGGAACAGAGGTAACGGTTGCCACAGGAATTAAGTCTGCTAGTGCATCCGCACCAGCGTTTACAGGCAGAAGCGCAACAATAACATCAAAATAAAGGGGGTTGTTTGAATGGCTGATATATCAACTATAAAACTACCGAGTGGCACAACATACACGGTCAAGGATTCTACAGCCAGAAACCATATAGGCAATAAAAGCAACCCACATGGAGTCGATAAATCACAAGTAGGTCTAGGCAACGTTGCAAACTATGATCAGTCAAAGGCGATAAAAAGTATTACAAGGTCAGGAACGACATTTACGGCAACGGCACTAGACGGAACAGCGTTTACGTTCACTCAGCAGGATAACAATACAACATATGGAGTTGCAACACAGACAGCAAATGGATTGATGTCTTCATCTGATAAAACTAAATTGGATAGTCTGAGCACAACAAGTATCTCGGCAATTACCAATTCAGAAATCGACGAGATAGTCGCTAGCTAAGGAGGAAAAAATGGCTGAATATTTAGATAAAACAGGACTTAAATACTTCTGGGGAAAGATAAAAGCTAAAATGCCTGGGCCACTTCAAGCTTACCCAGTTGGAAGTGTCTACATAAGCATTAGCTCTAACTTTAATCCGAATACATCATTCGGTGGTACATGGGCAAGATTTGGACAAGGCCGAACTTTAATCGGTGAAGGTACTGGTAATGATGGCAGTACGAGTATGAACTTTACGGCAGGTAGCACTGGTGGCAAGTATGAACATAATCATATTTATGGAGTAAAAGTAAATGAGTATTATAGTAGCATATCAAACTTAAATTTGCGCAAGTCGGATGGCTCATGGCAAGAAGGCGTAAATGATAATAGGCGAACCGGATATTTTAATAACTGCTGTCAAGGAGGCAATAAAGAAATAAACACACAAACATATAAAATTGTGGCAAATACTTCAAACTCAAGTACTATGCAGCCGTACATCACAGTATATTTTTGGAAGCGCACAGCATAAGGAGGAAGCAAAATGGAAGAAGCAAAAATGGAAGAAACAAAAAAGCTGGTCTTGAAAGATGGTACAGAACTAGGCATTGAAGAATTTAATGCTGAAGATGGTAAAGTCTCAGTAACTCTATTAGGTAGAGGATATCAGGAAGCTGTAGAAGCTTTAACAGCGGAACAGATCGCAGACATCAAAATTCTAAACGAACTTGGTGAGGTAGTTCTGACAGCGAAAGGATACAGCCTAGGTAACAGAATCTCTGTAAACACCAAGGAGAACACAACTACAGTAACTTTCGAGGTTAAGGAAACAAGAGAAGCTGTTGTATACGCAACAAAGGCAATTCAGATACTTCAGAATACATCTGAGCAGAACACAGCTGACATTACAGCAATCAACGAAGCCATCGCGTCACTAGCGGAAATCATAGGGGGTGAATAACCATGGTAAAATGGTACGTAAGACAAATCACAATGAATCGTATGACATTAGAAGATGTGCCAAAAAGATGGCATGATGCAGTGGCAGAAGCACTGAAGCAGACAAATAGTTAAATAAAGCTAAGGCAGACATTGCATATCTGTCTGATATAGATACAGGCGCATTGAGCGCCTTTTTAGTATAATAAATATAAGCGAGGTGTGAGATGATAAAAGTATTTGGAGAAACGGACAAGGATTTTACAAGCAACGGTGATTGCGTTATCCAGCCATTCAAGGCGAAAGTCCATAAAGAGGACAATGGAAAATTCTATCTTAATATTGAAGCAGACATATCATATGTTGATATTCTTACAGCAAATAGAATCATCGTTGCAGATACGCCACAGGGCGCACAGGCATTCCGTATTAAGAATCCAGAAAAAACAAAACACAAGATCACAATCAAAGCACCGCATATATCATATGATGCAGAAAACTATGTGATTGCAGACAGCTATGTGGTCGAAAAAAATTGCAACGATGCGATGGACCATCTGAACAGCGCCATAGACAATCCTAGCCCGTTTCAGACGTATTCTGATATTGCCACGGTTGATTCATACAGATGTGTTAGAACATCACTGTATGACGCTTTCAGTAAGGTTCTGGAGCGTTGGGGCGGTCACTTTGTGCGTGACAATTACAGGTTTGGAATCATGAGCGCTATTGGCCGTGACAACGGTGTGACTGTGCGGTACAAAAAGAATCTTAAGGAAATGACATGTACAACAAACTGGGATAATGTTGTTACAAAACTTATGCCAGTTGGAAAAGATGGCTTGCTGTTGGATGAGGTTTATCTTTACAGCAAGAAGCAGTATGATATTCCTTTTACAAAAGTGGTATCTTTCAACCAAAATGTTGACCAAGACCTATACAAGGATGCGGAAGGGCATCTTGATGAGGCTGCATATAATAACGCACTTATTGAGGATTTGAGACAGCAGGGACAGGCATACGTTGACGATAATTGCGTGCCAAAAGTGAATTACACACTCAAGGCTAATCTTGAAAAGCTGACGGATATAGGCGATACAATTGAAGTCATTGACGAACCGATGGGTGTGGATATTACAACGCATGTTATTTCGTATGATTATGATTGCATTCTGAGAAAGTATACAGAGCTTGAGTTTGGAAATTTTCAACAAAAAGTTTCTAACCTTATGGGAACAGTAAGCTCAACAATTCAGCAGAGTGTGGAGAAAAACAATGCGAACTTACAGGTGATATTCTCAGATACAATTCAAAATGCGCAGGAAACAATTCTAGGCATGCTTGGCAATTCGTATGTTGTGTATGAAGGAGACAAAATTCTTGTGGTTGATGCGTTACCAAAGGAAGAAGCGCACCACGTTATTATGATCAACAGCGGTGGAATCGGATTTTCAAGTACTGGCATCAACGGAACATTCGAGAGTGCATGGACGATTGACAATGTGTTAAATATGCAACATATCAATGTTATAAATTTAGTTGCTGACATGATCAAGGGCGGAACATTGAAACTTGGCTCTAACCTTAACCAGAACGGACAGATTGAGGTATACGATGAAGCAAACAATCTGATTGCAAAGCTGGACAAAAACGGACTAATCATGTATGGACTTGATGGTTCATATTTGGCTGTCAATAATTATGTTGGTTTTGCAGGATATGATCGTACAGGGGCTAAAACGTTCTGGGTTTCAGGTGACGAGTTCCATCAAAAAAAATCAGTTATCGAAGAAGAGATCACGTTGTGCAATAAGGCGAGATTTATTCCGATAACTGTTAAGGATGGCGATACTGTTACAAATGACGGAATTGGTATAGTGGGGGTGTGATATGGCTACATCAGGAACATTCAAAACATCAGCTTATGATGGTGCATGCTTACAATTCGACTGGTCATTAAAAAGTCAAAGCACAGTAAACAATCAGTCTGTCATTTCGTGGACGTTGAAGGGTGCAGGAATCAAGTCAGGCTATTGGTACATGGCAGGCCCTTTCAAGTGTACTGTAAACGGCACTGTTGTTTATCAATCAAACACTAGAATTAAGTTATACACTGGAACGGTTGTTGCATCTGGTAAGCTTGCAATCGGTCACGATACTAACGGTGCAAAGAGTTTCAGCGCATATGCAGAATGTGCAATTTATGTTACGAGCGTAAACTGCAAAGGTTCTGGAAGTTGGAGTCTTCCCGATATTGGCAGAGCATCACAGCCAAGTTTGAACACATGGCCGAACAATTCTCCTGATTTTAATATCGGAGATACTATTGTTGTGCATATGAACCGCAAGTCAACAGTATTTACGCATACAGTGGTGCTGAAGTTGGGTTCATACAGCTATACAATCGGCACAGGTGTAACAGATAATATTACACTTGATACAGACAGGATTGCATCTAATCTTTATGCACAAATGCCAAACAGCAATTCTATGACCGGAGAAATTGCTGTAACAACGTATAGTGGCAGCACGGTTATAGGAACATCAAGCTGTGCCATTATTGCGCACGTTGTAAATTCTAATCCGACACTTGATGCTTCATATGAGGATTCAAATTCGGCAACTGTTGCAATCACTGGTGATAATCAGTACATTATCAGGAATAACTCGACATTGAAAATCAGCGTAAGCAATGCGCAGGCATTAAACAGTGCCACGCTGAAAACATTGACAGCGGTTGTAAATGGTAATGCGTATACAGGCACGTTAAAAGGCTCTACAGGCGTTATAAATGTTGGTGTGGTAAATGTATCATACGACACGGAAGTGACCGTCAAAATCGTTGATTCAAGGGGAAATGTGGGCCAGAAAAAGATCACGGTGCTTGTGTATGACTGGACATTGCCAAGTGCAATCATCAAGCTTAATCGAAAGAGCAACTATTATTCAGAAAGCATATTAAACGTAAATGCGAATTATTCCTCAATCGGTGGGAAAAATGAGGTAACAATTAAGTACCGCACAAAGAAGGTTGCAAACATCACATATAGCACTTACACGACAATTCAGAATAATGCTGATGCAAATTTTACAGCTGATAACGAATATGAATGGAACGTACAGGTTGAGGTTTCCGACAGGATAGGAAAGACAACCTACAATCTGATTCTTCCGAAGGGGATTCCGGTCACATATGTTGACATCAAGAAATACAGCTTCGGTATGAATTGTTTCCCGAAACACGATAAAAGCCTTGAAGTCAATGGTGTGTGCATTAGTGGTAATGTGCTTTACAACAGTGCAAATGGAACAGCAGGAACTGTCACATTGTCAGACAGTGCGGAAAATTATACTTATCTTGAAATCTTTTACAGATCGTCTGGTGATAATGCTTGTGGAAGTGTCAAAGTGTTCAGCCCGAACGGAAAACTTGTGCATTTAGGAACGATTCATTATATTGCCGATTATGACTATGCAAAGTTTGCTCTTGTGAGCGTGTCGGGTTCAATGATCACATTCAGCCAGAATTACAAGATCACTCTGAAAAACAATGGTTCAGAATATTCGGCAGAAAATGCAATTTTTATAACGAGAGTTGTTGGCTATTAAGCAAAATTATGATATACTGGGAACGTGGTGTTGTTCATGTTCACCACATTCCTTTCTCAGCTTGTCGGGGGTATTCGGCGGGCTGTTTTTTTATGCATAAAATTCTATACTAACTTGTCATAGCCTACAGGTCAGTGCATGTTAGTAAAGAAAAAATCACCGTTTGCATTCGGTGATTGATTGATGTATATTATAGGTGTGGTTTTGTTGACATTGGGCATGAAATTCTCCTTGTAAACGGCAGGCAGAAATGTCTGCTTTTTACTTGAAAAAAACTTCTATTTTGTCAGGTGAAACGTGGACAGAATCAAGAACATTTCGCCACAGTGTGCGTTTGTTCTCACGTGTGAGGTTATCATATATTGAGCGCCAACCGCTGTTCAAAAATTGGTTAAGATGATCGGTGCTTTTAGGTTTGAAAGATTCAAGCCTTTTTATTTTGTCTTCTGTTTCAGCGTACAGACGTTCATAGGTATTTACAGGCATACTTTTCTTGATAAAGATATAATTCAGATTATCAAGCTCTTTTCTTAATTCTTTCAATTCCTTTTCAGTTGTGTTCTTTGTTTCCGATGTGATGCTTGATATTGTGGCTATATGATCTTTAAGCAGCGTATCAAGATTAGAAAGCAGATATTTTTCCGTTGCAAGTTCCGCATAGTGCTTTTTGTGGGAGCATGTATGCACCGAGTGTGCATTGTTGCAACGGTAATAATAATATCGCTTGCCGCCTTTTGGATGGCTCACTCCAACCAATTTAGAACGACATTCTGGGCATCTTAAAAGTCCAGTAAATAAATATACATGGCGTTGTATTCCTGTGCGTATATTGGCCTGTAATGCGTCCTGAACGGCATTATATGTTTCTTTCGTGATGTATGGTTCGGCGTAGTTGGAGTTTCCACGGTATGATCCTGCATAAAATTCATTCTTTAATATGTGCATGTAGGACATATACGGTCGAGACAGTCCGTATTTCTTGTTGACGTATTCAACTGTATGATGGACTGATTGATGTAGGAGAAATGATTCGAAAATATCTTTCACTATTGGTACTTTGGATTCATCAATTGCAATGCGTTTATTGCCGTTTTCTGTGACAATCCTGTAACCGAAAGGAACATTGCCAGTGATAGGTTGACCTTGTGCAATTTTGTACTCAAATACGGCTTTGATGCGTTCAGAGCCTTTTTTTAATTCATGTTCTGCAAGGTTGACTTTAAGGTTGAACATAAACAAGCCGTTTGCAGTGGATGTGTTTATATCGTCCTCGCATATGGAAATCATGGCAACGTCATTCTGTTGAAGAAGTTCAAGCATTTTATTAGCTTCAAGGACGTTACGTGAAAGACGGTCAAGACGAGTAAAGGCTATTGCATCTTGATTTATTGTTAATCATTATTTTTACACCACCTAAAAAAGTTTATATTTCGATGATAACATAACGTTGCTATTTGAAACAATAACAAATAATCGTTTTTTGATTAAAAGTAGTTGCAATTTGATGAGTCAGTGGTATTATATGTATGCAGAAAGGGGGCACGAAATGAAAAGAGCAGGATTGAAAGCATTCAGAATTTCAAAGGGTTTTACTCAGAAGGACGTTGCAGAAATGCTTGGAGTATCGACTAGCCATTATGCTTGTATTGAGCAAGGAACGCACAATCCTTCTACAAAGCTTGTCAAAGTGTTCTGCAATGTATTTGGTAAGGAAAATGCGAGTTTAATAATTGGGAGCTGAGAAGATGTTAGAAATCGTAGCAGAAATCGTAAAAAGCGGTAACGCAGAAGAATTAAGAAAAATTATTAAACAGTATGAATTGGATGTTTCAAAAAGAAAGGAAAAAGAAAAAAATGATAGGATTTGAAAACATTACAAAAGAAGTAGCAACTGATTTAATCGAACTAGTAAATCAGTTAAGAGGACTAGAAAAGTCCGCACAGGTCAACTATTCTGTGCAAAATCGAAAAACAGGGGAATGGATGCACAAGGCATTTGATTATGTGCCATTAGACAACATTTTAAACAAAATCAAGGAAAATCAGAACTTTGCATTGCTACAGCCGATTGGAGTTGATGAGAACGGCATAAATGGTGTTCGCTGTATTCTTGTACACAAGAGCGGTCATGTATTCGAGACAAACACTTACCCGTTTGCAGTAAAGGAAGGCGCTAAGTTGCAAGATGAAGGCGCAGAGATCACATACAGAAAGCGTTACTCATTAGGTGCATTCCTTGGAATGGCAACTGAAGAAGATACAGATGGCAACGATGATGAAGCAACGAACAGCACGGAACGCAAGGCATCACCAAGACAAATCGAAGTATTGAGCAAAAATTATACTGGAGAGAATCTTGAAAAGCTGCTAAAGATGAACAAAATCGACAAGTTGGAAGATATGCCGATGTCGAAGGCAAGCGAGTTGATTGGTAAAATCATGAAACAAAGAAAGGCGGACAATCATGAGTAGTTACGTGCAATTTGTAGTATGTCAGCACACTGACAGCCAAAAAAAATTCCTGTTCTATGCACCGCTCTATGCAAGCATCAAGAGTGGTGACGAAGTGTTAGTTGATACGCAGTTCGGAGAAAAAATGGCAACAGTGCTTGCGGTTTGCAATTCAACTAGTAATGATGTGGAGCAAGTATTGCGTGTTCTTACAGGTGCAGGATGCGAGCCACTTAAAAGAGTTATCGGCAAATATGATTTTACTAAATTTAATTACAGAGAGGATGAAACAAATGAATAACATTATCGAAAGAAAAGACTCAGACGTTGCATTGTCTGAAGAAGTATGCGAGAAGATTGTAAGCCTTGAGAAGCAGGCGAAAGAGATAAAAAAGCAGCAGGACAGCATGAAAGCTGAAATTCTTGATGCTATGCAGAAGTACGGCGTAGTAAAGTTAGACAACGAATTTCTTAAGATTGCACTTGTTCCAGAACATGATGCAGAAAGATTTGACAGCAAGACATTCAAGGATGAAAATCCTGACGTGTATGACATGTATGTTAAAATCTCAAAAGTAAAACCATCCATCAGAATCACGGTTAAATAATGGAGACATTCAGCATTAAAGGCGGTACGCTTGAATATTTCGATGAAACGCATACATATCTGTATGATGGGCTTATGTTGCCAAGTGTTTCGCAGATTCTTGGTACGAAGTATAGAAATGAATATGCAAGCGTGCCTCCTGCCGTGTTGAATAATGCGGCTAAAAGAGGGACGGCAGTACATAAGGCAATCGAGAACTACAACAATTCCGGCTATGATGATGGAAGCGAAGCAGTGCGAAACTTTAAGTTTTTGCAAAAACAGTATGGTTTCGAGGTTCTGGACAGTGAACTTCCGATTGTGATTTTCAAGGATGATATGCCGATTGCATGCGGACGGCTTGACATGACAATGCTGATGGATGGTGAAATTGGGATTGCGGACATTAAAACCGTCAGTGCATTAAACAAGGAAAAGATCGCATATCAGTTGAATTTATACCGCATCGGATTGATGCAAAGCTATGGAGTTGATGCAAAATTCCTGAAGATCATACATCTTAGGGATGGCATCAGAAAAGTTATTGACAGCCCTGTAAACGAGGGCATGACATGGGAGTTAATCGAAAAATTTTTGGAGGAAAGCGAAAATGAATAACGTTAGTTTGATTGGAAGACTTACGAAGGATGTTGAGGAGCGTAGAACGCAGAACGGTACTCATGTTGTCTCATTCACATTGGCAGTTGACAGAAGAAAAAAGGAAGACGGCGCAGACTTCATTCCTTGTATTGCGTGGGACAAAGCAGCCGATACAATCGCAAAATATGTTCATAAAGGCGACTTGTTTGGAGTGACTGGGTACATCCAGACAAGAAACTATGAGAAGGGTGGCAGAATGAATTATTTCACAGAAGTAGTTACTACAAGCTTTCAGTTCTTGGAACGTAAGTGTGAAATGAGTTCTTATAGCCCTAGCGGTCAAAATAATAGCGATTTTGATAATGGTTGGGGGAATACAAGGAACGACAGATATTCGTCTGATTTTCCATTCTAGGCGGTAATAACGGTATGATAGGAAATGCAAAAGCTATCATCCAGTGGTTGTTCGACCAGCAGGACGCAGAAAAGCTGTACGAGATAAAAGAGAAAAAATCGAAAAGATCACTCACAGCAAATGCATACTACTGGTCTTTACTCAACAAGTTGGCTAGCGTTATGAGGTTGAGCAGTGAAGAAGTGCATTTCATGATGCTCGAGCGGTACAGCATGTATGAGGTTGTGTCGGTCAGGTCAGACATAAAAGTCGATGGTTATTTTCGGTATTATGAAGAAATCGGTAAAAGTGATCTTGATGGAAAAGAGTTCACACATTACAAGATTTACAAAGGCAGTTCGGATATGGATTCAAAAGAGTTCTCCATCCTTCTTGATGGATTGATTAGAGATTGTGAAGAACAGGGCATCCCTGTACTTACACCGGATGAGGTTGCAAAACTGAAATATATAGAAATGAGGAAAAAATAAATGAATATTTACGTTGAAAAAGGCGCACACGTGCCGGATAGAGCACACAAAACTGATGCTGGGCTGGACATAAGATCACGTGATAATAAGCTTGTAAAGGCACACGGAGGGGCTTTGCTGCATACTGGATTGCATGTACAGTTGCCACATGGAACGGCAGGGTTATTGGTTTCTAAAAGTGGTTTGAACGTCAATCACGGCATTACATCAACAGGATTGATTGATGAAGGATATACAGGCGAAATTATGGTAAAGTTGTATAATCATTCTGATGAAAACTATCTTGTGCATGCGGGCGATAAAATCTCACAGTTGGTTGTTATTCCAGTGCTTTATGAGGATATCAATTTATGTGATTCACTGGATGAAAATACTGAGCGTGGTGATAAAGGCTTTGGAAGTAGCGGAAAATGATTCTGATTGTAGTATTTAAAACATTTTTCGGAATTTTTCTGTTCTTTGTAAAGACTTTTTTTGCGGTGATGCGATGATGAATGAAGAGTTCTGCATCATGCATGGAGGCATGTTCTTCACGAAGGAACACTGTTATCGGTTTTATTCAGAACGGGTATACGGAACTGTCAGGCATGAAATTTTTTTCGGCACTGCCAACAGGAAAAAGTCAATCAAATATGGTCTTGTCGTATTTATCAGACCACAAGATCACAACATGTCTGAGTATGGTGTACATGGAAGTAAGGGCCACGAGTTTGATATGCACCTTAAAAAGTTGGGACAGAAAAGAGCGATGGACGAGTATGCATGGACTACAAGCAAGTTCATTGAAATTTTCGGTAAAAACTATCTGTGAGGTGACTTAATTGTACAGAAAGTATCACAATACAAAGACGGTTGCTGATGGCATCAAGTTTGATTCAAAACTGGAAGCTGAACGGTATGCACAGCTAAAGATTCTGGAACGTGCGGGAGTTATAAGGGCGTTGGAATTACAGCCATCTTTTGAACTTTTGCCGTCATTCAGGAAGAATGGCAAGACATGGCGTAAAACCGTGTATAAAGCCGATTTCAGGTACATTTTAGCCGAGGGTGATAGAATTATCATAGAAGATGTAAAAGGCTCTACAGCGGTAATTACGGACGTATTTCGGTTAAAGCAAAAACTGTTCGAATACAAAAATCCAGACTTAACAATCAGCATCGTTACTAGTAAAGACATCAAGAAGTTTCAAAAAGAAACGAAAGTCGGCAAAATGTGTTGACTTAATCACAATGTGATGATAATATCAGAAAGTAGTAAAAAATCTACACCACCTATTCAGTAGTTCGCGCCTGCTGAATGGCATGGCATGAAATTGAATAGGTAAAGCAGACCGTATGGCATTTAGAGCGCGAAACTAAATGTTATACGGTTTTCTGCTATTAGAAAGGCAAATAATATGACAAATTGTAAAACAGAAAAGAAAGGAAGCAAAAACATGAGCAAAGTAAAAGAAGAGAATTATATCAACATATCTGGTTGGATGGTTACAAGGCTAGGGCTGAAAGGGAACGAGCTTCTTGTGTATGCGATCATATATGGATTCTCACAGGATGATGAGATAAGGTTCACAGGCAGTCTACAGTATCTTGCAGATTGGACAAATTCAACAAAGCAAAGCTGTATAAAATGCCTAAAGTCATTGGCTGAAAAAGGATATATCACAAAGCATGAAAAAATCGTGAATGGTGTAAAGTTTTGCGAGTATCAAGCAGTTAAACTTAAGTCTATAGTAGTAAACAAAGTTGAACACGGTATTAAACAAAGTTTAACGGGGGGTATTAAACAAAGTTTAACGGGGGGTATTAAACAAAGTTTACATAATAATCTAGATAATAATAATCTAGATAATAATATAGTTAATAAGAAAGAAAGAAAGAGCAAGCCGAAATCGTATGATGAACAGATTACAGAATACACACAAAATGAAGAACTGCAAGATGCACTTAAAGCATTCTTACAGATGAGGTCATTCATCAAGAAGCCTATGACAGAGTATGCTCTTAAATTTATGTTAAAGAAACTTGATGAATTTGGAAATACAGACGATACAAAGATTGCTATTCTGAATCAGTCAATCACTAATAACTGGCAAGGTATCTTTCCATTGAAGGATGGAAATACAAAGCAGGAGAAACAACCAGAAAAGAAATACGACCAGAACGGTTATGAGTCTGAAGAAGAACTCATGGCTATGTTTTACGGCAAATAGTTTCAAATAGAAGCAAAAGAAAGGACTACAACTATGAAAAGTATGCAAGATATTATTGAAAATAAGCAGCCAACAGAAGAAGCAATCCAGAGGATGTTAGAACATTGCGATGAAAGTACTGAATACATCAAAGACAATATGATTTACTGTCGAAAATGCAATGGGCCGCGAAGAAAATGGATGTCGGCGGTCGGGGTATATGTTCCTGTAATGTGTTCATGCTTAATTGCTGAAAATGACAGGAAGGAAGAAGAGAAAAAGAAACAGGACAGACTGGCACGAATTGAAGGATATAGGAACACAGGCTTTCCAGACAGAGAGCTTCAGAAATGCCGATTTGATCATGATGATAAGAAATCAAAGAAGGCTAGCGACATGTGCAGGAATTATGCGAGAAGGTTTGACGAGTTCAAGAAAGCAGGAAAAGGGATTATCTTATTCGGTGGAGTTGGAACAGGTAAGACGTTTCTTGCTTCATGCATTGCAAATGAATTGATTGACAATGGTGTGCCATGTCTGGTGACTAATTTTGCACGAATCATCAATACATTACAGGGAATGTATGAAGGAAAACAGAAATATCTGGACAGCCTTAATGAGTTTGATCTTTTAGTTATTGACGATTTGGGAATTGAGCGAAACACTGAATATGTTAACGAACTGGTTTATAATATCATTGATGCAAGATACAGAAGCGGAAAGCCGATGATCATTACAACGAATCTGAAGTATTCAGACCTGTACCATACAGAAGATACAAGCAAAGCCAGAATATACAGCCGTATTATTGAGATGTGCCTTCCTGTATTGGTAAGCGGTGAAGACAGACGAAAGAACAAAGCGCAGGATTCAAGGCTCATGGATATTTTGAATGGTTAAATGTTTCAAAGAGAAACAAAATGCGCCAAAAAGTATTGCAATCAATCACGTGTTATGATATTATAATGTTGCAAAAGGAAAAGGAAAGGAAGATAAAAAACCATGACAAACGCACAAATTATTTTCAACGAAGCAGTTGAACTTATGAAAAACGGAAAGATTGGAACAACAGGCAGACAGTTTGAGGTTGAGGATGAGAAAGGCAACAAAATGATGCTTGATGAACCTGAAGACATTCATACATTCCAAGCATGGAAAAAGCTCGGCTATTGTGTTAAGAAAGGCGAGAAAGCTGTTGCACAGTTCCACATCTGGAAATGCGTATCAAAGGAAACTGAAAATAGCGAAGGAATGACCGAAGAACAAAAAAGAATGTTCATGAAAAAAGCAAGCTTCTTCAGCGCAAGCCAAGTGCAGGCAATGAATTAATGATATAAAGGCAAGCCCACCGCCTAAAGTGTGGGCACACAAAAAGGAAGGCAAAAAAACATGGAAGAGAAACTAAATGGTACATATTATTTATTTGATTGCTTGGACGGTGTAATAGGTAACCGGCTATTAACCCTTGAAGAGTTAAGACAAGCAATGACATGGGAAAATGTAACGTACACGGAGAAAGACGCCAAATGCATTGCAATGGACTATGAAGCGACTTTATACCGGTACAAATACATAGACGGAGAAGTAAAAGAAAGCAAAGTGCTTTACGATCCGTGGCAAATTTTTGGTTAAAAGAAAGAAGAGGAAAAAAGGAAGGTAAAAAAACATGA